GCCTTGGCGAGGCCGTCGGTTGCCGAGGAAGACCCGAAGCTCGGCTTCATGCCCTGGTACTCGTCGTTGGCGCCGGTCTTCACGCCGCCGAAGCTGGCCGAGGCGACCCCGCCGTGCTCGTTCCAGCTGGGGAGGGCGCCGAAGCTCGCTCCGCCGCCGGAGGACGACTTGGTGCCGCCCTTGGCTCCCTTGGCGCCGCTGGCGGCCTTGGAGGTGGCGTCGTCCAGGGCGCTGGACTTCTTGCCGATGCTGGCCATCAGCGAGTCGATGGACTTCAGCCCGTCCTCGATCTGCTTGACCGCCGAGGCGACGGAGTCGATGGACTTACCGACTCCGCCGCCCGTCATGCTGCCGAAAAAGCTCACGTTCGCCTCTCACGATCTCTCACGCGCCTTGTTGCGCGCTCCACCCATGCCAACCGCTCCCGCGGTGTCAGGCCCCTGAGTTCCGCCAGAGTCCATCCCTTGTAGTGCTCAGAGAGTGCGTCGTAGATGTCCAGCAGATGCTCGTAGTCCGTTACTGCCTCAAAAGAGGCTGCCGATGGACAGCGGCAGCGAGATCTCCTCCCCGCAGCTGGGGCACGGCTTGGCGACCTCGTCGAGGTCGGGCCCGAAGTCTCGCTCCTCCAGGGCCTTGATCAGCGTGCGGCGGTCTCGGGCGCTCAGCCTGCGGGCCGAGTCGGCGCCCATGGTGGGGATGCCCCCGATGGAGTTGACCGTCCCGGCCAGGATCATGGTGGTGATCTCGGCACCGCTCTTGTCCCCGGCGTTCAGGATCTCGGTCTGCACCTTGCCGGTGGGCAGCGTCACCTCGGCGTCACCCTTGCTGGTGCTCACGGTGAAGAAGCGGTCCGACTGGTCCCTGATCTGCTTCACCGGGACGTCCTTGGTGAGGTCGATGGAGATGGCCACCTTCTCCATGCAGTGCGGGCACACGAAGTTCTCCAGCTCGACCGGGCCGTAGGTGACGTGGCGGACGCCGAGCAGGACCGCGTTGCGGTCGCCGATCAGCATGCGGTCCAGGATCTCCTTGTTCGGGTCCATGGACCCGACCTTGTCGACGGAGTGCTCCAGGATGGTGTTGAAGCGCTTTCCCTCGCCCATGGGGCGGGCCAGGTCCTCCTCGGCGAAGCCGGTCAGCTCGACGACGGTGACCTCGGTGATCAGCTCGCCCTTCTCGTTGACGTAGCCTCCGGGGAGCTGCACGACGTTGTCGCGCGGCATGATGTCGCTGCGGGTGGCCACAGCGGGTGCCGCCTCGGGGGCCGGGGCCCCCGAGGACAGCATCTCGTTGACGATCTGGTTGGCCAGCTCGGGGTTGTCAGCCGCGACCACGGTCTGGGTGAAAGGCTGATCGGTCATCTTGTTCTCCTAGGGTTCGTACTGCTTGGTTGGTCTGATCCGGAGGATCAGTAGTGGAACTTCGGCGCGTCGGCGCCAGCGCTGGAGGCCCACGAGGTGTCGAAGCCCTCGTGCACCAGGGTCATCTGCTCCACCATGAGGGCGTTGTCGCCCGCGTTCAGGTCGGAGAAAGCCAGGCTGGTCGGCCAGGCGTTGTAGACCCGGAAGCGCAGGGCGGCGCGGTCGTTGCGGGCGGCGGTGTTCTCGAAGCCCGAGTTGCCCGCGGCAGAACCGGCCATCGGGTGGTTCAGCACCGCGATGTCGAGATCGCACCGGAAGTCGGCGGTGGCGCCGCGGCCCTGGGTTCCGCCATCGCGGTTGTGGCCCGCGACGTTGGTGGCGTTGACCGTCCGGTAGAGCGACTTCATCCAGGTCCAGTTCTGGCTGGTGCCCAGGACGACACCGCGCTGCAGGGTGATCGGGCTGAACGAGGTCTGGCCCGGGATCTGGTGCACCGAGGTGTTGTAGCCGCCCTCACGGTAGGGGATCGACTCGGTCGTGGTGGACAGGCCCGAGACGCTGGTGAAGCCGACGGTGGGCTTGAAGTTGCCCACCAGCTCACCGCTGCCGACGTGGGGCAGGAAGGTGACCAGGAACCGGAAGTTCCGGATCGGGTCGGTAGCGAGGTTGGATCGCTGGTTGATGATCATCTAGAGGGTGCCTTTCAGCTCAGAGGGAGGTCAGATCTCGGTGGACTCGGACACCGAGGTGGAGCCGTCGAACTGGCCGATCTTCACGACCACGAACTCGGTGGGGTTCTGCAGCGCGACGCCGACCTCGACGGTCAGCAGACCGTTCTCGATGTCGGTGGCCGTGTTGTTGGTCTCGTCGCACACGACGTAGAAGGCCTGCGAGGGCGAGACGCCCGCCAGACCGCCGTGCTGCCAGAGCTGGGTCAGGTAGGACAGGCAGACCATGCTGACGCGCTGACGCAGGGTCTCGTCGTTGTTCTCGAAGATGGCGAACTCCACGCGCTCACGCAGGGCCTTCTTGATCTCCAGCATGGTGCGGCGGGTGCCGACGTAGCGGCGGTCGCGGGTGCCGCCCAGGGTCCGACCGCCCATGACGCAGACACCGGCCCCGGGCATGGGTCGGATGACGTTCACCGGCTTGGCGGCGGTGTTGAGGTCGTCCAGCTGAGCGCTGGTCAGACGCAGCGCCACATCCGCCACATTGGACAGGGAGGCGCCGACACCTGCCGGGGTCTTGAAGACACCGCGCGAGACGTCGGTGGCGTGGTAGACGCCCATGACGCCGCCGCCCGGGGGGACGGTGATCAGACCGCCGCGGGCGCCGGGGATCGGGTTGATGATCTTGACGCTCGGGAAGTAGGTCGCCACGTTGCCGGAGGCGTTGATGCCGTTGACCCAGGCCAGGGCACCGGCGGCGGTGGACTCGGCCTCGCGGGGCACGTCCACGATGACGAAGGCGTCGCCGCGGGAGTCGGCCTTGATCTGCAGGGCGTTGGCCACGTTGGTGGCGTCGGTCGCCGACATGTCGTAGGCGTCCGGCACGTTGAACAGCAGGTTGCTCGGGGTGGAGTCGAACATGTCCACCGCGGCGGTGTAGGCGTCCACCGTCGGAGCGACACCGTCCAGGCTGCCGGTCACGCCGCTGGGGTTGACCAGCGGGGCCGGGGCGCCTTCGACGGGCGGCAGGGTGCCGGTGGCCGACTGCGGTCGCTCCAGCTCGACCCACTGGGAGGAGCCGTTGATGACGTCCGGGGCGAAGCGGGCGCTCTGGGGGTCCAGGGACAGGTCGGACCAGGACTCCACCACGTAGCCGGGCTTGATGCCGCCGGAGTAGATCGTCAGGGTGAAGGTGTCGCCCGCACGAGCCACGCCGCCGTCGCCGGTCTCGTTGACCGTCGAGATCTGGGCGTAGAGGGTGCCGACGGCCCAGTCGCCCGGGTCGATGGCGTTGACGGTCAGGACGGGCTGGTTGCCCGAGTCGTTGAAGCTCACGGTCACCTGCGCGGCGCCGGTGCCCATCACGCGCTGGATCCACGCACCGCGGCCACCGTTCGAGAAGAACTGGTAGACGGACTGCGCGAGGCGGTAGGTCTGGGCGCCGTTGGCCGAGCGGAACTGGCCGAAGCGGCGGACGAAGTCGGACCAGGACGACACGAAGGCCGGGGCGTCCACGGGTCCCCGGAGGGACTGTCCGATGAAGGCGCCGTAGGCGGTCTCCAGGTTCTGGCTGGCGATGTTCTGCGCGAGGGGGGTCTCCTCGACGTAGGTGCCAGGTCGGCGGTAGGTAGCCACTGGGTGCTCTCTTTCTGCGTAGGGTCAGCTATGGGTGATCGTCTCGTGCTGGCCGTTGATCCCGAGGTCCACCTTCTTGACCTGGGCGACCTTCTCGATGTCGGCGGGGATCAGCTCGGAGTACACCACGACGGTGTAGGCGTTGCTGAACAGCCGCCGGTTGGCCTCTGTCAGATCACGCTTCAGCGTGTTCGTCAGGAACATGGAGCGCTCGGTGTTGTCCTCGGGGACATACAGCGAGTGGTACCGCCCGCCGAGTCGGCGGGCGATCTGGTTCATGATCTTGCGGTCGTGACGGGGATCCCGGGCGTAGGTGGTGATCTGGTACACCAGGTCGTAGGGGATCGGGTAGTCGGTCTTCAGGCCGTGCCCGTCTTCCCGCTTCGGGGCGCCCTCGGGCTGGTACTGCAGCTCGATGATGCCCCGCATGGCGCGCTCGGTAGCCTCGTCCGCGTCGATCAGGTCGATGGTGATGTAGGGGTAGGTCTGGTCGGTGATCTCGACGTCGGGCTGGCCGTAGAAGACCTTCACCGGACGGTTGGACTGCCGGTTGTCGGAGACCGTCATGCCCATCAGGAGCTGCTTCAGCGCGCGGTCCTCGTTGACGATCATGTTCTCGTTGAGGTTCTGCGGCGGGATCACAGGGCGGATGGGGTCCGGGTACGCCTCGCTCACACCAGCACCTCCCCGCCGAGGTTGACCAGGGCCGCGGCGGCGGCGCGGTCGGCAAGGGTGCCCATCCGGGCGGTGAAGCGGCGGAGCGCAGGGTTCGGGGTGCGGGTCTGGGTGCCGTACTCCAGGTCGTCCACGGTCTCGCGGATGGTCGAGGGGATGTCGACCCGCCAGGTCGAGCCGTCCCACAGCACGCGGAGGTTGGACACCACGAAGTCAGGCCACCCGGCCTTGCTGGTGGTGTCGCGGAGGTCGGTGGTCAGACGGTCGGCGATCTGGACGCGGACGCGGTCGACCATGGCGGGGCCAGTCTGGCCTCCAGGCATGCCAATCGCAGTCATCCGCAGTCCCTCCAGGGAGTCGCAAGGTCCTTCACCAGGCCCCCGCACGGGACCCGATACATCGAGTCTCGCGGATCGAGGCCACCGTGTCTCGGCAAAGTCGACGGAGAAACAGCAAGGGCCCCAGTCCGAAGACCAGGGCCCTTAGCAGGCGAAGCAGCATCACACCTTGAAGAGGAAGGCGCCTTCAGCATACCGTCAGGTTTCCAGCAGGTCAAGCCTGTCGGGGGAGCTGTGGAGTGATCCCCGCCACGCCGGAGCACTGGACACCGACGGCGCCCTTCGCCAGGGCGGAGTTGACGGAGGCCTGGTCGGGGCAGATGTGCCCGACGACCGGCTTGCCCAAGGCCTTGACCTGGTCCCAGGCGGCCTGGTCGGCGCTGTACTCCATGCCCAGGAGGTCCCACTTCGCCGCGTTGGTCTCCCACCCGGTGTTGGCCAGGTCCTTGGCGTAGAGGTAGCCCCAGCTGGTGATCCCGCGGGCTCGCGCGGCGTCGGCGATGGTCGTCCCGGTGTAGTAGAACTTGGCCACCGTCCGGTCCTTGATCGGGTCGAGCATGGACCAGAACTCGCCCATGTACTGGGCCGCGACGAGCTTGGGGTCCGCGACGATGACGTGGGTCTTGGCGTAGGTGTCCCGCAGCTGCTCCCACCTCATGAACGGCTTCGGAGCCCCGGAGTCCCCGGTGACCACCTGGTACTGCTGGACCTCGGCCCAGGTCATCTGGGAGACGGGAGTAGTGCTGGCGCCTCCGGTGACGCTGGCGAGATCAGGATCGTGCAGGCCGACCCACACGCCGTCGGAGGTGCGCCCCATGCTGATCTCCAGGGCTCCGAAGCCCCGCATGGCGCTCTGGGTGTAGGCCCACAGCGTGTGCTCGGGGTAGGACTTCGACCCGCCGCGGTGGGCCCAGTAGAAGGGCGTCTGCTGCAGCATAGCCTGGACGCTCGGGTAGCCCTTGGGGATGACCCGGATGTCCTTGGGGGAGGTGACCCCATCGGCGGTCTTGACGTAGACCTTGACGTCCTTGCCGCTGGCGTCCTTGGCGGCGAACCCTGCAGGAGCGGCGGGAGCGGCAAGGGGGACGGCCACCTCCATGGCAGCCACAGAGCCCGGGGCCACTGAAGGCCACGCGATGGTGGC